AAATCCCGCATATTTCCTCCCCTCGTTTTATTTGTTTACTCAATCATAAATAAAAAAGAACCTTAAAAACGGGTTCTTTTTTTATAAACAATAACTCTAGAAATATCAGGTAATGAATTGCGGTTCACATGATATTGATACAGAATCTATATCCAATAAAAAAACTAATAGATGATGAGCTATTCCATGTAATGTCAACAATAACTTCAAAATTTTTTACATTAAATCAATCATCCATCGTCCCTACTTGCTAGTTTCGATACAGTTTTACAATCATCATTGGATGAGCTGAACCACCAGGACGTCCTCCTGCATCACGTTTATCAAAGGTGTATTGTTTCCCTTCTTTGAGCCCGGAGTAGATAGCCTTTGCAGGCATGGCTATAGCTTGACTATTATGCCCATTAGTATATCCTGTTGCCTCATAAATCTGAGTTAATCCGGAGGGAGTAGTAATTCCGATTTCCCATTCTCCACCTCCGTAACCCCAACCATGATAAAAGAGTTCAACTTCTGCAGTACAGTCCCAAGGTGCAGTAAATGTGACCGTATTTCCACCACCTTTATTTGCAAAAAAGGCCACATAATAATCCGCAAAGCTTGGCATATTAACTACTTCACTAAATGTCTTCTTACCGGAAATTGTTTCATCTCCAGTATTATGGACTACTTTTGAGTCGTCTGCTTTAATTAAAGTTAGATTATCGATTTCATTTTGCAAGTGACCTGCTGCATCATCTGAAAGCTGACCTTTAATCGTTTCGAACCATTGTGAAAAGAGAACACCATTTGCCTCAAGCTCCGATTTAAATTGTGCCAGTAAATCACCTGTTTTTATTGCCTCATAGGGACTTGAAAAACCACATACTGATGTGTCTGCTCGCATATCCGTGATATTGGCTTGAGGAATATTCGTTGCATTTGCTGGAACTAAAATTTTACAAAGTTGCAACTCATAGACATCATTAGTTTGTACAACTTGAGTTGAATTTTGTTTATAAATGATATTCCCATTATTACTCGAATTGCTCCATTGAACTACAATAGAGTCTGTTCGTGATTGACTTGTCAAAGGTGCAGGAATTTGAAATGAAAGTGGAGAGGTATTCATTACTTGTCCGCCAATTATCCAAGCTACTCCACTCCCTACGATGACATTCATAGATGGATTATCTGTTTGAGTAACCTGAAAAGCTGTTGAACCTGCTAAGGGAACGTTCGCTAAGATTCCTGTGCTGATAAAATTCGCAAAGTATTGGCGAAAATCATCGTTGTTATACATGTTGCTTCCATTAATACTTTTTAATGGAAATACAAAAAGTGCCATGTTTATTCCTACTTTCTATTAATTAATTTTGTGAGTGTCACTTTGTCTTTATCAAATGTCGGATCTAAATGATAACCCGATTCATCCCAAGTTTCTTGCATTTCTGTTAAAGTTGAAACTTTTGAAACACCAAACCTTGGATTAGTTTGCCTTACAATATCTCCAACCATATAATCTTTACCATATTGAAAATTAAGGTTATTATAGTTTGCTTCTCCTCCAATCTGAATGACTTCAGCATGATCAGTTAAAGCTTGTTCCCCCCTCTGGAGTAACTGAGCTTTATACTGATCATCAGTTAAGGTTACTTCTTTTCCTGAATCATCAGTATAAGTTTGTTGCAAGTCACGCGCATCAATGTAAATTTCATTGACTTCTTCTCCTTTAGGTTTACCGCTAGGAAGCTTTGTAGCTATAGCTGACTTTCTTTTACTTCCTTCTCCTTCTCCAAAGATATAAGCTACATTATAAAAATCAGAAATATCACGCGTTAAACTTTCTGATTTCAATCCCTCATCATCCAAGCTGAATTCAACACCGCCATCACCGCTTAGATTTCTTCCTTTATAAAATTGAATTTGAGAGGCAGGAGTTTCTAAGTTTGTCTGAACCTCTTTAATACAAATACTATTTCCTTCAGCAAATGAAGCAATTTCTTCAGCAACATTTCCATAGGAGTTTTGATAAGAAATAGCAGTTAATCCAAAGCCTGGTGGATTCTGAATACTTACAAAAGATATCTTTCTATCCATTACAGTATCAATCATATTCTTATTGATGAGATCAAACATAATTTTTTCAGGTTTAGCTGAATTGGTAGCATACATTGGAATAACAATTCTCTTTGTTGCTTTACCTAAAAGACTCTTTCCTTTTACGGTCATTAGATTAGATTGCTTACTATCATAGTTAATAGAATCAATATAAAAATAGGAGTCATTAATTGAAAAGATGTTATCTGATTTCAAATAGGGAATAGCATTTGAATTTAAAGGCAAAGTTAATTGAAAAATATCAAAGTTAAATGCTCTCCAGTTGATAATACAGCTTTTAAGTTGGTCAAGTATCCCGACTGAAGAGTATGTATAATCTAAATTCCTGTTGAAAATCTCAACTGTCAAATCTCTTTGAATGACCATCAACATACCCCCGTTAACAGTGGATAGTAGTTCATTTTTGCAACCATATTCTCAATTCCACTATCCGCCTGTAAAATGAAATAATTCGTTTCTAAGTTGCTAATTTGCATAAATGTAGAACCTAACTTTCGTTTAAAGAAACCATTTTCTCCATTTATTAATACTTGTTTTTTACCTTCGTTTGTATTGAGATAAATTGTATCCCCTCCCTTGAATGTATTACTAAAGGCGAAATATTCTTCAGTATAAGGATTAAATAATCTAGGATTAACAACTTCTGCCGTACAAGTAATATTTAACTCTAAACCAACCGCAACATGCCCTGGATTTATCACAGCTACTTCTTTTCCTACATCTACTGTAGCAAACTTAAAATCATCCGTAATTGCTAGAGGAAAGCTAAACAAGTTAGTCGTTTGTCCCATTTGAACAACGTAAGAATCACTTGAAATGTCTCTCCATAATGGATTAGCAGCAAAGAATGAGAGAGTACTTTGATTTGTGTGACTTTTTTCGTCAAATTCACTCTCCCACCCTTTCGTTATCCGAACATCTATTTCATAACTTTTACCATAGGACTCATAAGTCAAAACTCCTTTTAGTTTAGGATTAAATACATTGAGCAAGGTATGTTGGAGTTTGTTATCTTCTTTAGGATTTTTACCATAAACTAAGAGAGTGATAGTTAAAGTTCGTGGATCAAGAGCTTCATCATTTTCATGTTCTCCATCCATACCATACATTTTTTCACTATTAATAGTATTATTTACTGCTCCAAAACCTGTTTTATCAAGTAAAAAGAACGGACGCTCCTTTGTCATGATTACCATTCCACCATTTTCATTGGTATAGGTAATTTTTTCTTCATCAGCAGCAACCATCAATATCTCCCTTCTAATAAATTTAATTGATGTTTAATCAATTTATTTTCTTCATCATATTTTGGTTCATATTTTTCTACATAAAACACATTATGATCTTCGTCAATTACACGAGCCCCTTCCCATTCTTCATTTGTCGTAGAAACAGGAATGATTTGAGGTTCAAAAATAGTTAAAATTGCCTTTTGTTTGACCTCTCTTCTCCCTCCCACCGTTTGAAAAATTGGCTGTTTCTCTAGCTCGATGTTGTTATAAACAACCTTTTCCCCATATACTGGTTCTCCCCAACGATTTACTTTCTCTTTTTTTGAAATTTCGACACTTTGCTTATAAGATAGATTCATTGTTACCTCCTAATTATTTGAAAATAGATATCCTAATTCTTGTTGGATCTGATTCAAAGCATGGTTCTTTTCTCGTAACGTTGGCATGTTATTTCGAGTTCCGTCTTTTAGAACTAATGGCTCTTTAGAAACCAACTCTTGCAATAATGAAATGATAATTGAAAGTTGAGATGAATTGACTCCTACATTATTTTGTGGGAATGACACTTCAAGTTTCTCATTAACGCTTCTAACATCTTGCAAGAATCTAGCATTGGTTGGTATACTACCAATACCTTGTGCAAACTTTGGAATTTCTGGAAACATTCTGGCTGTCTTACTTGCCTTTGAAATCTTAGTTCCTCTTGGAAGTGGCATAGTTATATCACGCCCCTCTGGAATAAAGCTATAACCTGTAGGCAGAGTAATCAATTCTTTATAAAGCGAGCCTTTTTGGTCATTGACTGTTGCTAGCCCACCTTCAAAATAATTTGTACCTGTAGCATTTTTTGACGTATTTGCAATAATACTAATTGTCTTTGAAGCTGGTAGATTCATAAACGCATTAAAAGTTCTTCTGGCCGACTCGTCATTGGCATCAAGACCCACTGTCTTTCCCTGAAGTGATGCAATTGTAGCCGCAGCGCTATTAACTCCAGGACGTGTATTATTGTTTGCCAATAAATTTTTTGAAGCAGTTGGTAAAGAGTTCCATTGTAATATTGCATTAGTAGCACCAGATTTTGCGCTTAGAACACTTGCATTATCTGCAAACATCTTCTTAACATTCTCTGGCATCGCATCCCATGCTTTCAATGCATTAGCAGCCGCCCCTTTTTTATTTTGAAAATCAACATCATTACCTAAAAGTTTTTTTACATTCTCCGGCATAGAGTTCCATGAATTCAATGCTTGAGTAGCATTTCCTTTTTTACTTAAAAAGTCTGTATCATTCCCCAATAACTTTTTAGTTTGAGCAGGAAGAGTATTCCAACCAGTCAAAGCTTGTTGGGCAGTTTCTTTGTTTTGTAAGAAATCTTTATTATCACCAAGAATTTTCTTAACAGAATCTGGCATTTCATTCCAAATTTTCATGTTTTGTCTACTGTCAGCAATGGCAAGTAGTCCTTGTTGATTGTTAACAACTAGATTTTTTTGTTCAGGAGAAAGTTGGTCCCATTGACCACTAGCAATCAAAGCTTCAGCGACTGTAAATCTGGCATTAGTTGTTAAATTAGCGTTCTTCAAGATGAACTGCATATTATCCCAACCGTCTTTACCCTTGAGAGCTTCTGCGATTGCTTCTGGAATATTTGTTTTAATTTCCCCCGTTTTAGGGTCAAAAATCATAGTATTCCAAGCATCATTCGCTTTTTTAGTGTCGTTTGACATACCTACGGCATATTTAGCTAAAACATTACCAGAATCGGCAGTCTTCTTATTAACATCTCCAAGTTTTGCAAGAAGATCGTCTAGCCCTTCTCCTGTTGTAGCAGTATATTCTGCTACCGTTTTTTCAGCCATATCTCGCCACTCTTTATAACCAGCTTCACCTAATTTAAGATTACCTCGTAAAACTTCTTCAGCTTGAGCAACCGCTGTTCCATATTTTCTTAATTTATCAACTCTCTCCTGCTCGGCAGCAGCTATATTTTCGTTATAAGTATCTTGGGTAATGACTTTACCATCAAGCAATTTTTTCTGGTCTGCAATTTGTTGCTCATATTCCTTATTCGCTTGTTCTCTCATGCCGCTCATATCATTAATGACCTGTTGAGCTTGAGCTTTAGACATATTATTGAAGTCGCCATTAAGAGCTTTCATCAAAGTATTCTTTTTTTCACCAGTTATTTTAAGTGCATCAGCTTCTGATTCGAAAATCACTTGCATATTTGAACTTATACGTGCCTGTTCATCAACGGTTAATGCCCGGTTTTTTTCGTCTCGTTTGTTAGCATTGATGTAAACCTGAGAAATATCATTTGCGGCAGCCTCTACAACAGACTTAGCGCTTTCACCTCTTTTTTTCATTTCAGCAATTTGCTCAGCAGTATACCCCGTTCGTTTCATTGCAGCTTCAAGTTCTTTAGTTGATTTGTCAATATCACCTTTTGTTCCTTCAGAAAGTGAATTGATAGCGTCTTTAACTTTTTGAGCTGAGTTCTGGCTTCCAGTTCCAAACTCTTCCATTGCAACTTTAGCCTTGTCCACTTTGTCTCTAAAATTATTAAGCTTATCAACAGTTTCTTTCGGAACTTCAACTTGGCCAAAATATTTAACACGATCTTTAGCACTATCAACAAGCTTTGTAACACCAATAATTGCACCGGCTAAACCAACAGTACCTAAAGCCGCAATTCCTGCCGGTCCTATCCCTGCTAGAATTGGAGATAATCCACTAAGACTACCCGAAAGACCAGCTCCACCTGCACCAATTGCACCAGAGGCTTCAATAGCACCAGTTTCTATTCCTTTTAATGCAATTGCTCCAGCTCCTTTTTTACCTAAATTAAATAGTAAATCAACAACTCCTTTTCCCTTACCAGTTACTAACTCAAGCGCTTTGGATGCAGGGTAAGCCGCCGCTGCTACTAATCCCATATTAATGATTGTATTTTTTGCTTCTGGACTTAATTTATCGAATGAATCAGCTAAATCATCCACTTTTTGTAAAACTGGAATAATATTAGGCAATAGTTTTTGTCCCAAACTGATAGATAATGTTTCAAGTGTAGCTTTCGCACGGGCAAAGGCATTTTTATCTGATTTATTCATTTCATCAGCAAGACCTTTTGTATAACCTGTCGCATTCTTTGTTTCTTTCGTCAAATTACGCAAAGCATCTCCACCTTGTGAGATAAGAATATTCATTCCTGTTTGTGCTTCAACACCGAAAGCTTTAGCAATTAAAGAACTCTTCTCTGCATCTGTCATTCCTTGGGTAGATTTTTTAATAGTATCTAGCATATCTGGAAGTCCGATATTCCCTTTTTTCCATTCATCAAGATTAATCCCAAGCTCTTGAAATGCTGCTGAAGATTGTTTTGTAGGTTTAAGTAAACGAGATAATGCCCCACGCAAAGATGTCCCCGCTTTTTCTCCCTCAATTCCGTTATTAGAAAGTAAACCAACCGCTGCTGAAGTTTCTTCCACACTCATACCTAGAGAGTGAGCAACAGGACCAATATACTCCATTGCTTCTCCCATATCAGAAAAACCTGCGGCTGTTTTGTTGGCTACAAAAGTTAAACTATCTGTTACACGTTGCGTATTTTTTAACATTTCCGAGGTACTGTCGGATTTCAAACCAAATTGTTCTAGAATTGAAGTAGAAGCTCCCATAACTGTATTGAAATCTTCGCCTGATGCTTTTGAGGCGTCAAGAACTGCTGGCATAGCTCCTAAAGTCTGGTTAAAGTTATACCCCTTTTTAACCATTTCCTCAATCCCTGTATTAATCGATTCAGTGCTTACTCCGTATTGTCTGGCCCATGATTTTGACTTTTCTCCTAATGTGTCCATTTGTTGGCCGAGCTGTTTTGCTGGAGCTGTATCTCTGAGTAGAGCTTGAATTGTTGACATTTGTCCATTGAATTCGGTAGCGTCCTGAATTCCTTTATAAAAAGTGGCAGTCATTGCAATACTGGCTGGCATAACAGCACGGCTTAATTTACCAAATGCGGTACTAGCAGTTCCTAATCCAGATGAAATCTTAGGGAGCACGCTAGTTTGAGCGTACTGCGCAGTTGCGGCTTCTCTTAGTTGACTTGTATATAACGCAAGATTTGCATTAGCTCTTGAAATCTCAGTAGCATATCTTGTAGTATTTCCCGTAGCTTTCCCATTATTAAAAGAGTTCTTGTACGATTCATTTAAATACCCTAACTCTTTTCGTTGAGTTTGAATCATTTTAGTAAGAACATCTGTAGGTTTAGCAACTCCGCTCATACCTCCGCTAAATGCTGAAGCGACTCCCTGAGAAGTTTTTAAATCGCTTTTCAATGCTGTAAGTTGTTTTCTTGCCCCAGTGACACCCTTAGAAAAGTTAGTATCATCAAGGCCCATTTCAACAATCAGTTTTCCTAAAGGTGTATTTCCCATTGCATATCTCCTGAAATTTATTATTAATTCAAGAATATACAAAAAAACACCCTAAAAACGGGGTGTTTTATATTTAATCATCTTTCTTAATTACAAAATGATCTTTGCTATTATAAACTACTAGTGAACTATCTGCATCTTCTTTTACTGCATATGTAATTAAAATTGACTTAACTTTCCTAGACTCTATTTCTGAAAAATCGCCTTTCTCAAGGTGGGTTATACTATTAGTTTCCTTAAAATAGTCGATAACTGATACTAATTTAGCATTATGCCAATATTTATCATAAAGCTTATATTCATATGGATTTATATAGACTGTATTATTATCTGTATTTTCAACATTAATCTCAACAAGTTCTGGTTTATATCCTTTGTAGTTTTTAGTGAATTCTGAATCAGGATCAGTTGAGTTTATAGAGACTTTCATATCCAAATTACTAAACTTAATTTTTTCATTATAGTTATTAATAGTATTTTCACTAGATAAAATTTTGTCTTTCATTTCAGAATCTTCTTTTGTCGACGTTTTTCCGCAAGATGACAATAAAAAAATACAAATCAAAGCAAATACAACAACTTTTATTTTTTTCATTTAATACTCCCAATATTATTTATATTTATTATACATTAATATTTCCATCATTTGCAACCGCAAACAAAAAACCTTGCTTAATGCAAAGTTTTTTAAATAGAACTAATAAAGTCTGCTAATGAAACAGGTTCTTCCTTTTCTTTAGTTTCCTGTGAGGTAACTAAACTCAAAATAGTTGAATAGTCATTGTTTAAAAGGTCAGATAAAGTAAATCCTGTATCGTTGATTACTAAACTTCTGACTGAATTCAAAAATTCATCTCTTGCTTCAGTAACAGTTATACTTCCTTTTTTTCTTCACCTGGAACGACTCCAAGAACAGCATCTTCTATACGATCTAGCATTGGAATAAGTTCCCATGGATCAGTTCCCTGTAAAATTGCTTCAGCAGTTACTTTTTCATCCGAAAAGAGACTTGCTGTGAATTTTAAGCGCTCTTCTAAAACATCGACAATTGTAATTGTTTTAGCTTTTTCAAACTCGATTTTCATATTCATTAAATCAAGATATTTTTGACCACTGACATGATGTTCTTCATACTGAACATCTCCTGTTTTTGTATGAAGATTTAATTCAAGTTTAGCCATAATTTCCTCCTAAAAACTAAGCTTCAGTAACAGTCACCGCACCAGTGCTATTATCGTCAAAAGTAACAGTTCCCCCAGTTACTTTTCCATCAGTAGTTGTTAAAGCAATTCCTTTAACCCCTTTTCCGGTTGGACCCGTAGGAACATTAACAATACCTTGTTCAATGTTATTCAGCGCTTCTTTTGTGATGACGTCTCCGTCTTTCCATTGTTTAGGTGTATAAACCATATTTTGAATCTCCTTGTAATTTCTTTATTTTATAATTGAGCGTCCCCTACGGTTGCTTGACCGACTACGGGGCCATTAGGGTGTTTTCATTGTCATTTTAAGGTCTTCTTTAACTGCTGCAATCCCTTCTGATTTATCACCGATATATTTAGATAATGTTAATCCATCATCCGCAGAACCAGCCGCAAATGATAGACTTTCTGCTGCTAACTCTTTCCCTTTTTCTTCTTTGGTATTCCACTCATTACCGTCATAAGAGAAGATTCCAGTCGCAAAACCTAACATGATTGCTTCTCCACTTGGGATATAGTCCTCAAGGAGTACTGAACAGTCTGGCGCTTGAGTATCAGAAGTGACACGAACGACACCAGTATCTTCGTCTACTTGATATCCAAGAATTTTGTCTTTGATTTTTTCAGGAATATCAATGACATCAAAATCAATTTTGACATCTCCTGTCCCTTTTCCTGAAATATTATAAACCTTATTAGAACCATAAGTTTTAATAACTTCAGGGGAAAGTCCTGAAATTTTTGCTGAAGAGGTAGCCCCTTTATTCTTATCCCCTTTAATGATGAAAATATTATCATCAAGGACAGGTTTTTCACCATTTAAAATTCGGATTGTTAACTGCTTAAACCCTACTGCTGTAGCCATATTTTTCTCCTTTTAATAGTTTTCGTATAATTTACTGTAACCAATATATCGACGTGCATCGACATATCTTTTTGTAGTATCAAAGTATTCATCAAGACCTCCAGATGTCTGGGTAAAACCAAACTCATTAAGTAATGTTTTAATTTTACTTTGGAGCTTTTTACACTCAATTCGGTCTGTAGATTCAACATTAATTTGATAAATAAATTTATTAGAAAGTGAAGTATTACTTCCTTTCGCTGCTTCTTCAGGTGGACCTAAAGGATCTATAATAATGCTTGTTTGATCATCAGGTAAAGATTCTGGTCTTTGGTAACTTTTTAAGCCTTTTGCAGCTTTAATTACTTTAATATCCGAATCTTTGAGTAAAGCTTCCTCAACCTCCGCAAGCATGTCATGAAAAGATTCAACCATCAATCAACCCTCCCAATCCATTTGTAATTCGATTAAGATAATCACCTTTACGTTCTTCAACAAATTTTGTCATAATCCCATGACCCGCCCCTGGGTGGTAAGTTCCATCTTTTGTATATCCCCACTCATTTAAGTGAATCAATCGCCAATGTTCTCCACCATTCCCCATTTTAATTACAGGATATCCAGAGGAACGAGAAACTTTTCCATGAGTTACACCATCCGCAGAAAGCCCTGTATCATGATAGGCTGAATTTAAACTACTTCTCAGTTCCTCAGTCTCAGTATCAGCTTCAGCATTAAGAGCCTTATTAACCACACGGTCAACTTTAGCTTTTGAAAATTTCTGGGAAAGTTTTTGAAGTAATTCATCAATTCCTATCACATCCATTGTTGCTCCCATTACTGATCACCTCCTAACAAAATGACAAGAAACTGTCTGTCCTGAAAGTCAGGGTGAAAATCTACGACTTGCCAATCAATATCTGAATATCTCAAATCATCAATCTTGGCTAATTGCTTATTTTCTGGCTGATAACTGGACAAGGGGTCCCTTATCCTTACAGTCACCGCGCGATGAACTCCTTTAGCTGTCAAGACTTGTCTATCTTTGTTACTTGGATTATAAACTTCCGCATAAGCCCGATAGAGTTTCTCACCTAATCCATCTCTTCCATCAAGAGAATTACCAAGACCAGGACCATAGAAAGTAACTGGAGTTCGCATGGTCCCGTTATTTGTCTTAATTGTATTCTTACGAGTTTTTTCAGATTTAATCATGAGAAGTTTCCTCATCATCAATTTCTTCATCATCCAAGTGATGTGAGAGCCATGCATATCTGATATCTTGCTCATAATTGTGCAAAAACTCATCCAAAGCATCATTATAAACATAACGCGTACGTTCAAATATCAGCTCTTCATCACTTTCATCTGGATTTTCTTTGATACCAACAAGACGGAGGATTGCAATATAGCTTGCACCAAGCATTTTCTTTAAATTATTTAGTTCATTTTCATCAGTAGTAGAAATTCTCATTCTATCTTTGAATGCATCTAAACTTTTTTCCGCAAAATCTTGAGCTGCTGTCATTATAATCCTCCTTATTTTTTATAGTTTAGATTCCCCCACGACTGCTGAGCCGACTTGGGGGTCATTTGGGTGTAGACAATGTGACAACTTGAGCCACGTTATTATCTTTGGCTTTACCATAGTAATATGATTTTGCGACATAGAGTTGCAAATCTTCAATTGCGAGCGTTTGGTCAAACTCTTTAATTGTCGTTCCGCCACCTACATAGGCATTGTATCGATTTGCAACAAAGATTACTGCTGTACCTTGTTTTACTGCAACAGATTGATCTGCTTTGATTCCAAATGGAAGATTGAAAACATAAACACCTGCTGCATTAAGTGTTGTAAATTTGGCTTCAATATCGTAATAATCTTGCGGATTAATTAACATGTGAACTTGTCCATCAATTTTTAAGGCCGTTTTAGTTTTTTGTTTTGTTGCAAGAACTTTCATGACAGGGGCCAAAAGTTTAGGAGCAGTTTCTGGAGTTACTGTAGAAAGGTCTGCCGCAGCTGCTTTATCAGTTGGGTAAGTAATTACACCATCTGTTGCGTCTCCCTTGTCCAAGTCTTTCATTAATCCAATAGGTTGATTTTTACCGTCACCAGTTACAATAGCTGTTTCAAGAGCAACTGCAAATGATTCTTCAATTTGATCCATCACAAATTGTTTAATCCATTTAGGACCAAAGTCGAGCGCATCTTTTGGAACAACAACAAAAGCTGTTAATTTATTTTGACTGAATGGTTCTTCTTTAAAGGCAGAATCTAGTTGGCCTTTAATTTCTCCATAAATTTCACCCCAAACAGCTGTTCCTTCAGTCTCAGCCAATAGCGCTTTAAGACGAAGTCCAGCATTTTTAAAGTTAATGATTGAAAGCAACGGATGATCTGTTTTAAGTTCATCAAAAATTTCATCAATTGTTTCTTCTGGAAGAATTTTTTCAGTTTTAAGTCCAACATCAGTTTTAAGTTCATTGAAGAACTTAATTTCTTTTGCAGTCATGCCTTTATTTGAAGCACGGGCATCAAACATTTTTTCAAGTTCTGACTTATTGGAATTTGAAAGGGCAGCTTGCAAATCTGTTCCAAGAGTTTCCATGGCTGTTGCATACAGATCATCAAGAACCTCTTTATCTTTACCTTCGTGTGCTGCATCAGTGAAATTTGTAAGAGCTGCCTGATAATTAGGGAGCTGTTGAGTGATTTTGTTAAATGAAATAGACATTTGATTCCTCCTAGAATATATAATTTTCAAGTCCTGGTTTGTTTTCAGGCTGTAATTGTGATTTTATTGTCTTATCTGACAGTTTTTCATCAATAATTTTGCTTACTACTTTTTCTACCGCTTCAATAGTAAGTGAATTTTCTTGATTTGAAAGTGACTCTTTTTGAGTTAGAATTGCTTTAAATTCAGCAATTTTTTCTTTATTCATGAATCCACCAGCACTAGCCACTAAAGTCACTTCTGATTTTTCGGAAAAGAGAACTTCATCCACTAAACCAAGCTCTACAGCTTTATCAGCAGTGAACCAGCTTTCTTTTTCCATGAGTTCCATCATATCCTCTACTGATTTCCCTGTTTTTTGAGAGTAAACAGAGGCTAAACTTTCTGAGGTATCAAATAGTATTTCAGATGCCTTACTCATGTCTTTGTGATCCCCATAATTAAGCATTGATGCATTATGAATCATGATCTGACCTAACGGACTAATCTTCACTGTATCACCAGCCATAGCAATAACAGAGGCAATACTTGCTGCTAATCCTCCCACAACTACATTAACTTGACCAGGGAAATTTTTTAAAGCTGTATAAATTTCACTTCCTGCAAAAACTGATCCTCCCATTGAGTTAATTGTCAATGTGATATCCTGATTGCCTGCATTTTCTAAAAACACGTGTACTCCATTAGGTGAAATACAAGGTTCACCGAACCAGTCATAAATCCAAGCATCTGAATCATCAACAACTGGACCATTTAATCTAAGTTCCGACATTGTCTTCTTCATTCCTTTCTGTAAAAGTCATATAATTTTTTGTGATAAAGAACTGATCTCCACCTTCGATAGGATCATACCCTGATTCTTCTCTTAGTTCATTTCGATTAAATGCACCACTTGAGATAAGCTTGTCAAAATTGGTAGCTAACTCAAAAATATCTCTATAACGAACCGAGTTGGCACTATACTTCATCCCCTTTTGGTATTCCTCAGGAGTCAAAGTCTTATTCAATTCCGAAACAAAAAGATTTTGAAAATATTCAACTACTGTTTCAATAAATAAATTGTAGTTTTTATCATTGTCAGATTTATCCCCTAAAATTAACCCTCTAGGGATATTTATAATGCTGCTCACATCATCTACATACATTTTTTTAAGACTATCCACCTGATCTAAATAAGAAATTCCTTTTTTAGAACTTCCAGACCCTGATGAGCTAACTTCTGAGTATTTATTTTCAGGGCTTGTCGGAATAACAACCACGTCATCTTTTCTTATCTTAGAAGCGATTGAACCGACAAATTTTTTTATTGCAATCCGAGTTTCTTTATCTTCAATTGCATTTTTTTTCGTGTTTAGTTCAAACGTCGCTCTAATCTGATTGGCTGTTTTTTGATTAGCTAATAATCGAGATAAGATAGAACCGTATTCTGACCATAGATTATGTACAAAGGACTCTAATCGCTTATTTTTATATTTAAAATAAAGGACTTCATCTCTTCTTAAATCTGTTGGACTTGACCAATCCCCCTTGGTTATCCCCTTGAAGATGTCACCAGTTATATTTTCTTCTCGATAAAAGCTATCTGCTACAAAAAATTGGTCATCTTTTTCAAAAATAACTGCTTCACCATTATGAATTAAGGTTTCCGCGAACTCTTGTAGAAAGCTTTGTCCAGATTGGTTTATATTTGGAGAATTATTAAGAAAATAAAGTCTATCTTGAGCATTTTCTCCCTTGAACTTAAAAGTTGTTTTAGAAAAGGCATTGGCCACAAAACTGACGACAATTTCTAAAGCCATGTTCTTGGCAGAGATTTCACGCAAGGCTTCCTCTGTTTGTCCAATATCTTCATCAATCAATTTTTTATTCCGATTAAATAACCATCCCATGACCTCCTCCTTTCTCCTTTTCTCTTAGTTTATATAAAAAACCACCCTAAAAACGGGGCGTTTTTTCCTTTCAATTAAAAAAACCAATCAGTTATTTCAGTAAAATCTTCTCCAACAGATTGAACTATTTCATCAGCGCGATACATTGCATACTCAAAAGCCTTAAATCCATCTGTTTTACGTCTGACATCTTCTTTTTTTACATATTCTACATTGCCATCACCTTTAAGTCTCCTTAATACATTTTGAGTGTACCAACGCATCATATCATTATCTCCGAAGTTCACTTTTAAGTTGGCAAAGGCGTCCTCTATTCGTGGAGCAAGAAGGCTGTCAATTGCCCTTGGATTATTGATTATTTCAATTTTATCTACAGAAATTTCTTCTTTTTTACCTTTTGGAAGAGTGAACCCAAATTCTTCGAATGCTGGTCCCAAAATATCTAACCTGAATCTATCCCCGCAAATTGCTTTAAATTCAAGCCCTTCTTCATCCCTCATTTTTGCAAACCAAGCTGCAACATGTCTCGGATTAATACTTGGTTCATCAAGGACCGTCAAGAACCCTTGTTCTTCCCATTTCTTAATTGGAGCATACTGTTTTTTCCCATTGATAGAATCTTTTGGCTTAGAATATCCATATATTTGGTCAACAAAAGCTTTTCTAACAAAGCTATGAGCTTTAAAAACATAAGTATCGTCAATTCTAAAGAGCGCTCCAACTGCCGCAAAATCTCGGATAGAGGCAAAGTCAAATCCACCTACTGCAGATAAGCCTCTTGTATCAGGGAATTCTTGTTTGGTTGCCACTAATTCTTCATAAGTTGCAACACTACGTTCAGTATCAGTAACTGGAAGGTCCATTCTTTTCGTCATGAATTCTTCACGACCACTTGGTTCTTCTTCTAAATCATCATAGTCTTCGCAGACCGTTTCAAATAGCCCTTGAGCATATTCAGACATTGGTTCAGAAAACATAGGATTAGCCAATTCCCATTTGTCTTTGTCGTCAACTTGTCGTTCGTCATCGAGTTTACATATAAAGGGGAAAATTGCATTCCACTTTTTGGAAGTTCCATCTAAAACGCGTTTGGCCAAATCTTTCATTCGGTCAATGAAGCCATCTCGAACATATCCATCAGTTCCAATATAAAATTCTCGTGGATTAGGTCTTTTCCCTAATCCAGAGATGTGAACTTTAACATCTTTATTGCTTTCATATTGGTGGATTTCATCAAAAACAACTGCTCCATCTCGTAAACCATCCTTTGTATTCCCATTGGAGGTTCGGTATTTTAAAATGGACTTCGTTTGGATATTTTTGATTTCTTTTTTTCCAGGTTTACCAAATAGCTTTTCTAATTTTGAGTTGCTTTCTATGGTATCGTAAATTTCATCAAAACTTGTTTTTGCCTGATCCTCACTATTAGCAACGATTGAAATATTATATTTTTTTATTCCATGTATTGGAGTAGATAAATAACTTATAATTCCAGATATTAATCCATTTTTTCCGTTTCCACGTGCAATCATAATGAAAATTTTTCGATAAACGTTCCGATGATTCTCAGTAAAATAAAGGAAGATAAAACTGATAATAAATTTTTGGAACTCTTCCAAAGGAAAGAACCATTTTTCAATGTAATTAATGCAATTTTCTATCTGCTTTGAATCAAAATATATTTCTCCTGAAGCTATTCTTGGCTCAATTTCACGCTTTATATAATTAACTAGATCAACACGTTCACGATTGAATTTAACAGTTCCTGCATAGTAACCGTCAATATAATCTTTAACGTATTTAATCATGTAAACTCACTCCAATCTTCGCCTGACTTTGGATTACCCCCATTATTACTTTGACGTTTTAATTCAAACCATTCATCAAGTTTGATTAAAGCAGCATTGACTCTCACTTGCTCTGCAATTGCTGGATTTGTTTTTTTCACTACAGAATCCCCAGAAGGAACAATGACAACTGCACCTTCCTCTATAATATCTTCTCCCAATTTTTCAAAAGTGGCGGCTAGTCCACAATATCTTTGGACCTTTTCTAATTCTGAGGGCATGCTTTCATCAACAAGGGAGAGCAATTCTTGATAGAGGGAGTCATTAATTTTTTCTTTTTCAGTTTGGGAATTTTTTTCAGAGCTGTTTTCAGATATTTCAGCCATAATTGTTAAATAAGCATTAATATCAGTGATTATTTCTTGTAATTCAACATTCAAAACTTCCGAAATTATCACCCATATTTTTTTATTTTTTGGATTACGTTTACCGCTAGAATAAAGGGAGAGTTGGCTATTATTAACTTTGACATCTTTTTCTTCTAAGAGCTTTTTTAACTCCGAAAAACTCATTTTTTTACTGTCTAAAATTTCTTTTAATCTATTTGTTGCCATTTTCAGCTCCTTTCATAAAAATCGTTCGTTTTTTTGGTTAGTTGACCCCAACCGGTCTGGAAAAAATTGAGAAAAACAGGCGTTTTTTTTGGACGGGGGGTATATCTTTATTTTTGATAGTAAAAAATCCGAACAATTAAATTAAAATTCAAAAATTTCATCATCAAATTTATTCTCTTTGCATCTATCGTGTCTTTTGTTATGGCAATCATGGCATAGTGTTCTGAGGTTGCTCGAGGTCAAGGCTAACTCAGGATGATACTCTAACTCCTTGATGTGATCTATCTCTAGCGTTGCATTCTTTGATGTTGTTACCAACCCTTGAGCCTTGCACCAGACACACTCATAATGATCACGCTTAAGAATTAGTTCTCTAACTCTTAACCACTGAGATGAATTGTAGAACTTTGTTCTATCTGCTGGTGTCATAACTGCATCTATTGGAACTCCTGTTATCTCTTCTTCATACACATATTCAGCATACAAAAAAACCCGTTCATAAAACGGGTGATTTTAAAAGTCATTCTACAAAAGGTTTAATCAATAGTCCGTCACAGTATGCTGCAGCAAATTCCTTTGTTGCTCTATGAATATAAGTTCTAACTGTTGACTCATCATAGTAATTATCAAGGGCAATCTTATCTATCTTCTGCCCTTGGATAAAATGTTTTTCAAATAACATCCTATCATCAGAGCGTTTAATCTCTTGTAAAGCTAACCTTACTTGTGACGATCTCCTTGCCCTCCTACTTCTTTTAAACAAAGTTCTCAAGTTAGTGCGGATAATGTACCACTCATCATCTGATATATCGATTGTCCCATAAGCACTCTCAAACAAGTCTAGTTGGTTTTTCTTTCCCATATCATCTCCTGACTATGCTATAATATAATTAACTTTAATTCAGCAGAGTCAGCGAGAGCTGGCTTTTTTGTTATGGCTATTTCTTAATTTTTAACTTATTGGAAGTATTATTCAAATAATCAATTGTTTTTTTCAATGTTCCAGTCATACAATTTAATTTTATCAACACACTCTTCGAGTATACTCAACGTCGTTTTCGCTACTATTCTTTTGAGTGCTTCACATTAAACCAGAACATAACTATGGCTCCAATTAATAATCCTAAAACAAATGTAGTCATTCTATTCAACCTCGATTCCGATTCCGCCTTTTCCATCCAATACAAGGTTTCCGTCTATTGTTGACATAACCCATAACCAATCTTTAGTTAAAATATTTGGTTGATCACCATTCTTCATTGCCATAATAATATCTTGGCTTTTAGAATACCACCATTGACTTTCCCCTATTAAAAATTCATTTAGCTTATATTTTTTAAATTGTGCAACTTCTAGCAGTGTTCTTTGAATCAATGGTACTTGTTTATTGTCTTTCATTATTTATTCCTCCAGTTGAGTTTAGCGAGTTCCTAGCTCAGTATGTGATATAATATAACTGACCAAAAATATTTAAAAATATTATAATAAGTTGTAAATTCTCATGCTCGAACCTGGTCAGTTCGGGTATTTTTATTTTGGTATGAATTATTGTTCTGTGTGCTATAATATTGATGACCAAAAATAAAATTCGCAATATTGTTCAGTATTTCGCTCAAGCTAGGTCAGCTTGGGCTTTTTTATATAAATAATCCAATAACAGCAAGTATAAGTACTTCAGTTAAAGCACATGCAATTATCGCTACTGCTGCTCCATAAAGAATGTCAGTAGCACCGTCATCTGTAATTTGTTTTTTATAAGCAATAGCAGCTCCAATTGAACCAGATACGAAAAACGATATGATTACAATTGAAAAAATTTTAATTAGTATATCTATCATATTTCTCCTATTCTATCTAACGATAGTCAATTATAGTTTTAGATTTTCCTGTTTCTAAATTAGCAACTGAAACTTTCCCTATAGTTCCGCCACCTGCTTCGGATAGAAGAGCTGTGTTTTCAAGAAAATGATTATTACTTCTTTCTTGTATTGCCCATAAACTTTTTCGATAATTAATACTATCCCTCACATTCAAAGCCTTAATCATTGAGATTGGCTTTTTCTTTCGTGAGAATCCATTCCTTGTCACGCGCTCATGTCCTACAATTCTTTTAGTGACAGATAACTCTGAATTACTTCCATAAGTTTTAATAGTTTCATAGATTGGTTTATTCATTCATTAACTCCTAATAGTTGTCCCAACTTTAAAATATCTGTTCTAAAACATAATCAGGGTATCATCGGTTTTAAATAGCTCAACAATTATTTTATTGTTCTGACCCCAGAACCTATCTACAATAAGTGGTGCTATCTGTGCATCATCCATAAAATAACGGTAGTGTTGCATATAATCTTGGAAACCTTTCATGAGATTGTCACCATCTGGGCGCGTGATCTTACGTTTCCCCCACTTCTTTTTATCCTTAGTCCCATAAATGAAGTAAACTTTTAATGTTATTGCTACTCCTTTATCAAAAGGAACTTTAGGTTTATTCATTAACAAATTCTTTTGTAAGTCATAGTTAGCAGAGTTTCCTCTGTTATAGGTCCTAACCTGACCTTTAACTACTTTTATACCTTTTTGCTGCCGTGTAGTTGGCATCTTATCCATGAAGAACTCAAATTTCACGCGCAAATCCTTTCTTAATATATATGTTTATCAAGCCATTTTTCAGCTTCTGACATTTTATAATTTCCTCTTTTTCTCAATAAAATATTAATAATTTCGTTTTACATTAACTCACATCATCAAGTAGATCTAACTCCCGTTTTCTTTTATCAACCCTTTTTGTCGCGATATCAAAGTATTCTTTGCTAAGTTCAAATCCAATAAAGTTTCTTTTGGTATTAAGACAAGCAATTGCTGTGGTTCCAGAACCCATACAATTATCTAATACTGTATCTCCCTCATTTGTATAAGTTTTTATCATGTACTCAAACATGCTGACTGGTTTTTGAGTTGGATGTAACTTCTCTTTATCTTTTGGAAAACTAATAATTGCTTTTGGATATCGTAAATCAGAATATGATTCTTCAAATTCAAAATTCTCTCGAGGTTTCCATGAACTAGAAATTGCGATATCACTTCCGATTGGCCGCCTTTTTCGCATTTCCCCCTTGACCATTTGAGGGTTATAAATTCGCTCACATTTCCTACTTTTCTTAAACTCTGCTTGTTCTTTAGATAAATCTTCAAACTCTCGGAAACCCTTCATCTGGTGTACTTTATAAAGTTTCTGAAGCTCTTGATAAGTTTGCTTTGTACATAAGGCAAACTGTAAAGAATCTGGTCGTAGGAATCTAGAACATTGATTCCCTTTAGTATTAGGGTGTAACTCAATAAAGTCTTTTGATATTTCATTGTGAGGTTTCCCTATATATTCAAATAATTTGCGCCCATATTCTCTTAATGGATGTGCCTTTTCATAATCATTACTGCTAAAATCTTTATTTTGAAACAGCAGCACATCTTCAAAATTTTTCAAAGGTTGTTTTTTGGCCAGTAAAGGATTACCTGTATTTTTCTTATCCCAAATCCATTGATGAGAAAAATTCTTTTTATTAGACATGATCAACAAAGCACTAAACGGATTACTTGCTGTAAGCAAAGCCCAGCCATTTGGCCTTAGTATTCGCTTATACTCCTTCCACAGTTTATCTAATGGAATAACATTATCCCATTCCAAATCTGTTGTACCATAAGGCAAATCACAAATTACTGCATCAACTGATCTGTCAGGAACACGTTTCATTCCGTTTAAGCACTCTTCGTTGTAAATTTTATTAAGTTCAATCATATTAATAACCCCTTTTCTTTCTAGGCTCAGTGATTGATAATCAAGTGTCTACAATCACTTTTTTTACTTTGCAGCGTTGTATTGGCATCACCTCCTTTCTTGATTTATGTTTTACTCTCTCTGTTTCTCAGACTCGTCAAGGTCTGAGCGGTTGAAAGATAATTCTTTGAATGATATACCGAATGCTCTGAATGCTTCTTGAGTTTTTTTGAGTCCTTTTAATAATTCAATGTCTCTAATAAACCAAACTCTTTCATCACACCATTTGCAGCGTTTGTGTAGATTATAGTAAATCCACTTATGCCCGAACAGCTTACACAAAAGTTTCATTGGTTACCCTCCTCAATTTTTTTACTTTTGATTTATTGATAACTATAATTTCTTCCTCTCCTCTACGAGTGAAGTAAGCCAGAACATCTGTTTTTTTAACTTTATAAGCAGTAACTTCACTTGTCCCACGTTCACGCGCAAAACGATCTGCAATATTTTTATCTAAAGTATACGCAATCCAGTCAGTTTCTTTTTGGCGGTGCGCACGGTAAACAATAATTTTATTAGGCAATTTTTTTAACGCTACCAATTCATCGGGTTTCATCAAACTAATACTTTTATTTGGACGATTACTACTAAATAATTCTTTCCAAAGTTCTAAGTCAGAAAATCCAGAATAACTGACCCAAAGAGTGGATAGCATAAACCAGTAAGCATAATCTGATAATTCATTGCAACACTCTTTAAACTTAGTAATTGCCATAGGCGTTCCCTCATAAGGTAGTAGATTTCTGATAATAAAATTATCTGTTTGATTTGGAACAAAAGCTGTAGATACATTTTCTGTTTTATTATTGATTCTCATCTGATATGTACCAACTTCCATTTTTTCCCAGTCATCTTTGCTCTATTTTCCGCACATCTACGAGAACAAAATTTAAATTTTTGTCCTTGGATAATCCAGTGTTCTCTCCCAAGTACTTGAGAGTCACAAAAATCGCATTCAAACATTTTCATTTTTTTATTTTCCTTCCACAATCCATCTTGCTTCTTGTTCTGTCAGTAAGTGAGTGCTATAGTCCTTGATTTCTTTGAAGATAAAATTTCCACCTTCTGTTTTTGAAATAAACTCAGCCCTATTCCCGTTAGACAATGTAACTTCAGTTTTAGGTTCAATCATTAAATTTGTTAGTCGTTGTCGCTTAACACTCCGAACTGTACCTAATATTTTCATATGCTGCCTTTTTTCTTCTCGCAAACGCTCATCTTGTACAATTCTTGCTTCAGCAATATCTGCTAGTTCTTCAGCAGTAAAATAATCAGTTAAGTTTTTTAATATATTTGCTGTTGGAAAGATTTCGCTAGTTACACAACGTCTTAAAGCTTGTGTCACCCTACTTCTTTGTTCACGCGCAATTTGATGATTTTTCTTAAGAGTATAAGAGAATTTCCATTGCCCGTCATACCAAAAGTTATCTGCCAATCGCTTCAAAAACATTCGTTTGGTTCGATTAAATGTTTCTTCGTTCATTTTTTCTCCTCAATATATTCAACTCCTAAAACGAGCATATCTTTAGTTAGTTTTACCCATCTACGATTGATTTGTTCCCAAAATTCCAATGCTGCTTGCGTATCTGGAAAATCTGAACCAAATTGAATTGGCTTATAATCTTCAAAGAATCCAGCAGCATTTACTCTGACCAAAACTCGGTCTGCTTTATCTTCAGTTACTGGTACCCATTGTTTATTTCGGAATTGAAAATATTTATTATCTTCAAAAGCAACTACTTCAATTTTTTTGCCAAGGAATGATGACAAGGATTTTTTCTTTAATTCATCAACTTGGCGCGTGACTGCGATAAATCGAGTGTGATTAAGCGCTACATTCAAGAATTGAAGTAACTCTAGCTTGATTTTTACTCTCATTTCTTACCCCTCAGTTCCATTCCATGGGCCATCAAGTGGAATATCTGGTCCATTCCAAACTCTTGGAGTCGTCTTTGAAGCCTCACGTTCTTCTTTGTTTTTTTGTACCGCTTGAGCCGATGTAATTCCATCATTTCTCCAATTACGTAAAATTGCCTTAATGTAATTTAAAGTTACTTTTCTGTTCAATACAGCTTCTTTTAAAGCCAGTTTAATAACTTCCGCAGAGTAATTATCTTCAAACAACCATCTTCGCAGTTCCTCCATTGATGTAGGACTTAGGAATCCCATTTCTTGTTCAAAGATATTGATTAATTCTTTAAGTATTCCTCCAGTAGAATCTGAATCTGATATTTCTAAAAACTCAGCTTCTTTTATATTATTTATATAATTACTATTACTACTTACTAAGTTAGGTTGAGTTATGTTAGGTTCTGTTATGCTATGTTTTGTTATGTTACGGTTACCATTGGTTTCCGTTTGGTATACCGTTGATTCTGCTTGATTTTTAGTAGTTTGACTCTGAATGTCAGTTTCAATTTGGTTAACCACTGGTATACCAATTAAATACCTTCTATTTGTCCCAAATCTAAGCTGTTTTCGTTCTTCTGTATAAATTGTTGGCTTATATCTATCATTTCTCAAGTTATTATTTAACCGCCAATCTAATATAACGATTACTCCACTCTCAAACTCATAGATAAATTCTTTAGCTTGTAGAATCTTTAAATCATCTTCGCTTGCACCAACGCTTCTCATAATTCTCTTGGGGTTTCCAACAAATCCATCGTCATCTCCCCGCATTCCTAATTGAAAGTAAAGCTCACGAGCAGATACTCCCATTTCCATGAATCTGTCAGAGTCTACTACATCCAGAGAAAACATTCTTTTATTTGCCAAAATTATCTCCTTCTAAAATGGTAGATCGTCATCACTAATTTCTGTACCTGGAATATCATGACGATTTTCACTTGCAAAATTAGGTGCTGTTCCCATAAGTGAATCATCATTTTGTTTTGTTCCACCTTTGCTTTCCAGCATTTGGAAACTGTCAGCAACTACTTCTGTGATGTAAACTCGTTGTCCTTGCTGATTTTCATAGTTTCGTGTTTGGATTCTACCAGTTAATCCAATCAAAGTTCCTTTCTTAGCCCAATTTGCTAAATTTTCGGCTTGCTGTCGCCAGATAACACAATTTATGAAGTCTGCTTCACGTTCTCCGTTTGCATTCTTAAATTGGCGATTAACAGCTAAATTAAATGTTGCTACTGCTTGATTTTGTTGTGGTGTATATCTTAATTCTGGATCTCGTGTGATACGACCCACTAATACGACATTATTTATCATTAGTTCCCCTTAAATCTCGATTTTTTCCCATAGCTTTTCATCTACGCTAGATTTTACTAAGTCACAAATTTCATCAATGACTTTGCTAGGTTGGTCAGATTCTAACCAAAGCTTTATTTGTTGGTCACTGACAGAACAGTATTTAACTGCCTTATCAATTGCTCTCATTAATCGATTAGGAGTAACTGCGACCACCATTTTATCTTTGAATTGTTGTTTCATGTTATTTTTCCTTTAGAATAATTATTTTATTCATACTTGATAATTCTTGGCCAAGTTTCTTATAATTCAATGTCAAAAGGCTCATTCTTACAGAGGCTGGAAATACTAAACCAGTACTAACCTCAAATTCATTGATTAACTTCTTTTTTACTTCTGCAGCTGAATCAACCACAGTAAAAGGAATGTTTCGGTTATTCCACTTTTCAATCATAGGATTGCTCCTGCAAAAATTAGCTTTTCTTTAAAACTCAGTTCTCTAAGTGTTTTTGGGTCTAAAACTTTGTATCGTTCAGAAGCCCATTGCGCCCCAAAGCGTCTTACTTGCTCTAAAAAATACTGGGGTCTTACAGTTGCTGCATTTACATCAGTCATTGATTTTTTCTCCAATCGTTGTTATAATCGAAGTAGATACTGTCCAAAAGTTTCTACTAGTCTCATTTTGTATGAGACTTTTTATTTTTAAAAATCTATAAATGGCATGTTTTCCATCGCTTTAGCATTTAGCCACTCTTTATAAATGGTTTTGTTTATATAAATTTCTTTTGATGTTACTGCTGCATAACCATTCATAAAGCGAGAATCTTTACGCATATCATTATTAATTCTTCTATGGTATGTTGATTCGCTCATTTTAAATTCTTTGATAAATATTTGTTTACTGACCCAGATTTTATTTCCTTCTGGGTCTTTTTCATCTAAATTTAAAGCCATTTTGAACCTCCCAGATTATTAAATTTCCATTTGCTAGTTCAAAAGCCTTTTTTAAACTAATCACGCGCTCTTTTATTTCTCCAGTTTGTTTGTTTACAATTAAGTAGATACTGTCCACGCTCTACTCCTTTCTGTTTTTTTGTGTTGTCCTTGATATAATAACTATGAACAGATATTGGCATGTCAGTTTAGCATTTATAGAAAGGAGAATTAATTTATGGATGAAATTCAAATGACTAGGGACTCTAAAGAATTACTAGCAATAATTTACAAAGAATATTTGCAAAATATTAACAATGGTATTGATAAGAGAACTGCCAAATTTATTTCAGGTGGGTCTGATGAAATTTCAGAGTTAGCACCAACATGGCTTTACGAGGATGTCAAAGAAACCATGTATGAACTCGAAAGAAAAGATCTGCTTATCTGCCAAAATGCAAGTAATAAAATATACCGCGCATGGATAACAGATGAACTAATTATTTATATGGAAACGGTTATTCCAAGAACTGTTAAAAAAATACTTAGTGTAGCAGATATACTTTCGTTTTTAAAGTAATCTCCAATCATTACGCAATATGTCTGTGCCCTTAGGATTCCAATATTTTCCTGGTGCAGACCACTTTTCTTTATAAATTCCATTTTGTTTTTCCAATCCTGATTCAGTAGGAACTACCAAAATTCCAAAGGTTTCTGAGTTCGTTGGAACAAATGCTAATCCCATTTCTGAACTCTCTGGATTTGTAATTGCCTTATTTTCTACTAAGGCTTTTTTTGTTGCTTCAATAATATTCATTTTTGCTCTCCTTACTAATTTTGCTTTTATAAGCTTTATCGTCAATCTTATTTAAAATCGCATTTTTTATTCCTAATTCTAAAGGATTAGGACCTTTTAACGAAATTCGAACAAAGTCAGCCGCATCTCTATAGGTTTCAAATTTTTTTAAAACAAAATCTGTTTGAGTATCAACAAATTTTTCAAGAGCCTGTGTTAATTCTTCCATTTTTACTCCAATTCTATTTGCATATTTGTATTTCTAATAGAAATCATTGTGTTATAAGATGGTTGCCAAGATTTTGTATAAGCTATTGCTTCATCGTATTGACTTAATGGAATCGCATCATATCGTGGAACTCCAAAGTTATCTTTAAAATCTCTACCAAACTCTGAAAATACTTTTCTTCCCAATTCATGGTAGGCTTTAGAATCTTTTCCTCCTAAAAAACGAATAATGTGTATATTCCGTGTATTATTAAGAATTGCAGCATTAGTTGCAGGAAGTCCGAATCGTTCTGTTAATTCAGTGACCTTGTCTTGAACTTCAACGAGTTCTTGTTTAACACTTCCATAACCCGTTGCAATTACAGCAATTTGTTGGTCAAGTGTCATTGGCGGGACTTGTGCTTCTTGAACTTTGAAGTAAGTGTCAACCAAAATGTCGTACATGTCCCACGCTTCATCAGTCCCTAATGACTTCGCATGTAGCAATGCGCCTTTCTCTGTCCAGAGGTAAAGTTTATTGATATTTTGGGCAAAACCGAAATTTTCGTTTTCGCGCTTGAACACTCTAAGGTACTCACCTTCTAACAAAATAAAATGTTTACCTTCTTCAAATCTATTTCGATTATTATTAAAGTTGTCTACAATCGTTCTTGTTCTAGCTCCATACCCCTCAGCAATTTGTTGAGTAGTCAAGACTCGTTGACCATTTAATTCTGTAATTTGTAATTCATTCATAATCTGCCTTTCTAACTAGCCAATTTGTCAAGTTTTTGATTAAAATTTTTCAGCACGAAAATAACATCGGTTAAATCCACTCCAATAACCTCTGCAATGTTCGCTGCTGAAACAGCATCTATTCTAGATGGGTTGATACGCCACTTATAAAATGTAGTATAGGGAACGTTAATTTTTTCGGCGATAACTTTATACTTCATTCCTGAAGAGTCTAATAAATCATCTAGTGGCTCATAAGTTTTTTTCTCAGCCATATTGGCCCCTTTCTATGTTTTAAATTTCTGCTTTCGCAGTAAGGGAAGTTCAGGAATCGAACCTGTTCGCCAGTCTTCCCTGCTCATTGTGAGCGATATCATAACTCCGTGCTATAATGTAAGTGACTAAACT